TAGTTACACTTTCAATTAGACGGAGAAGGGTGTCCCTCCAGCGTTTTGAACTGTCAGTGTGGCGTAGAACTTAGCTCCTTCACGAAGCAATTTCTTACCGTAACGGGTAAGGATACCCTTACGAGGAACGAAACCTTCAGGATCTAAGACTACTGGAGTCTGTGTCAGCGGCACGTATGGGCAGTAAAAATATCCACTGTCCATGTAGCTGTCACCCTTGTAACCCATAAGCAGTTTGCCTGCTGGGAACAGAGGATCTTTATACAGACGCCATCTATTTGCAACCGTTCCGACATACTGCACGCCGAGTGAACTCGTGAAAGATTCACTTGGAGCAGGTGCGAAACCAGCAGTTGCCGTCTCGAAAATCGCTGCGACTTCGGGACTGCAAATAATCCAGTTAGCTCCGCCACGCAGAGTCTTACGGTGGATTACGTTTGACACTTCCGTGCACTTCACAAACAGCGACTCATACTTTTCCTTGATGGTATCGCCAGAAGCGAACGTGGAACCCATGGTCCACGTAGTTAGCGTACCAGCGGAAGTGATGAGGTCGTTGATGATCTCACGGTCGATTTCAAGGTTGATTTCCTGTGCCAACACAGCGGTCAGTTCAGCTTCAGCATCCAAATTGTGCTGCGAGCGGAGGTCTTGCTGTGCTTCATAGGTCCAAACAGCCTTCAATTTACGAGTCTTAGCGGCAATTTCTTCACTCTCGATAGCCAAGTTGACTTCGGGAAGCACTGTATTGCCTTCCATGTTGTACTCGTAGGTAAAGGTGAGATAATCACCAGCGTGTAGTGGGCTAGTCCAAGCCATGGTAAAGGTACCATCGGAGTGATCTAGACCAGTACCAGCACCAGCATCGAATGCTGGTGTAAATTCAGCATCGTTAATGGCGAAATTGCTTGAGTTCACACCTACGACACTTGTGCCAGCGGTATCAACAGTACCAGTAACAAGCAGCAGGTCAGCACTGTCATAAACCTTAATAACTAGCGTTCCGGCGAGCACTGGAGTGAATTCCAGTTCATGTACCGAAGTAGCACCACTAACTGCCGTGGTATCCTTCTCTTCACTAACAACTTGTGAGGAGTAGAAGTTAGACAGGTTTGCATCACCACTAGCTAGCTGCTGCATTGAGCCAGCATCGTTAGCTGTACTATAAGCACCGGCTGCAAGATCGGCACCTCTCATGTCGCCCTTGTTCGTGGCATAACGGAAACGTAAGTAGTATACGAGTCCAGTTGGGCCGAGCAAGGGTTGCACGGAGACGATCTTATTAGCGATCAACTGTGGGTAAATACGACGAACTAGCGGAATGCTAATTCTCTTAAATTGGGCTACGTCGCCCGTGTCGGTTGAAACTTCGTTGACGAGTCTCTGGTTTTCTAGCAGAACGGCAGTGGTTGCACGGATACTCTTATCTTCGATACCGTCAAGCAAACCAGTCTGACCCCAACGACCTTCAAGTTCTTTTGCTTCGTTGAGCAATCTGGAGTTAATATTCATTTTTAACCTTCTTAATTTCTAATGGTTTTAATTTTTAATGCCTGCAAGAGTTAGAAGATCGTCCAGACCTTCATTGATTGCTGGCACGGTATCATTCGTGTCTTCTGTGGATTCTTCGGTGCTTTCATTGAATTCAGCAATGACTTCAACCTTTTCGTCCACAATAGATTGTCCTTTTCCTTCTGCTTCTTCTGCTTTCGATTCTCTTTCTTTCTGTTCTGCAATAACTACTGCTTCCTGTGCGGCTTCGGCTGATTCTTGTTGTTCAACAAGGAACTGCTGAGTCTCATGGACAGTTTCGTTAAGCTTGTTGTTCTCTGTAGAAAGTCTAATGTTTCTAGCTTCGAGAACCTTTAATGCGCCTTTAAGCTCATCGACTTCTTTACCAACTACATCTAGTTTGGCACTAGTGTTGTGGGCATAGTCTTCGTCGGAGAGGTAATCGGCTGTAATATCAACAACTTTATCAAAGGCCACTTTATGTTCGGCCATACGGGGATCATTGAGAATGTCCTGTTTGGCTTGTTCATAAATTTCAGAACCTTTGTGTTGTAGAAATTCGTCAACTTTATCAACGATATATTCTTTCATCTCAGCGAGTTTTTTATCGTACTCGTCGTACATCTCAACTTCGA